TGTCAACCAGACCGCCGAGCAGCGCCCACACGTCCACCGAGGCGTACACGGTGTCGGGAAGGCGACCGCAGCCGGCGTAGACCTGGGCGGCAGCGGTGTACAGGTCAGCAATGAACGTGTCCGCGCTGGACACCACGTCAGGCGTGACGTCGCCGGCCGCTTCGATCACGGCGCAGGCGAGCGCTTCCGTCTGGATGGCGTACTGATCGGCGAGGTCGTCGGTGATGGCGTTCAGCGCCGACGGGTTGGTCCAGTCGATGACCTGGAAGGCGACGTCGATCGCGCCACCCAGCGTCTGCTTGGTCACGTTCAGCGGGTTGACGAGGAACTTGCGCGAGGGCAGTTCCGTCTTTTGCGCCGCCTGAGGACCGACCTGGGTGTGCTGGGTGACCTTCGGCCGCGTGAAGGATGAGCCGTACTGCGGCATGGGGTACGAGCGCATGCTGGCGACGACCGGCCGGCTGGCATCGATGATGTTGATGACCGTGCCGACGATGGGCTCCGGCACGAGGCCAGGCACATCACCGATCACCTCGTTCTGCAGGGCACGCTGGATACGCTCGCGCGCGTCGTGGTCGCCCTGGTGAGCGTGGATGATGTCGTGCATGTAGTCGCCCGGGGTGGGCCACATTGAACGCACGATCTCGGCAGCATCCTCGTGCCGTCCGGTGGTGCGAACGATGGCTGGCATGCCGGGCTTGGGCTGCGTCTCCGTGCCGCCGGCGGGGATGGTTGCCAGTGCCGCCTGGGTAGCAGCGATGCCGCGCTCGAGGCTGGACTGCGACTCGATGCGGCTGGCAAGGGCTTCAACCTCACCACGGATGACGGCAGCGTTCTGCTGCTCGCCTTCGTTGAGATCACGGTTCTCGGATGCAGCCGTCTGCTGCATGGTGTTCAGCTGGTCGACTCGCTCCTGCCACTGCGTGCGGAGCATGTCCAGGACGCCCATAGCGTCTCCCTTTCTTCGACATCGGACAAGTGCTCGCAGCGGCGGACGCTACGTCTACAAGGTCGGAACCTCGTTGAGCAGACTCTACCAGACCGGAACGCTAGGGTCCAGGTGCTTGTAGCGACTGCAGGTACGACTCGAGTTCGGCTCGAGCCGTGAAGGATGCTCTCTCATCGATGACCTCGCTGCGCAAGGCCATGATGTCAGCACCCACCAGAGCCGGCCACGGCGTGAGAGCAATCTCGCGCATGGCCACCTCGTTACGTTCGATCGTTCCCTTCGCCGTGCGGGTGGAGCGGATCGGCTTGCAACCCACACTCACACCAGGCAGGGCGCCATCGCGGATGAGTTCTAGCACTTCGTCGCCGGCAACGGTACGGCTGATCTTGCCGGTGAAGTACGGACCATCCTCGCGCTCGTGCACTGAGGTTGTCACGCCGACCGGCAACGTCCTCTCGTTGTGGAGCATCGTCAGCGGCCAGCCACGCTTCAGCGACTCAGCCCGCTTGATCGTCTCAGCGAACGAACCACGCCTCCAGACCTCGTCATACCAGTCACGGCCGTTGTCCGTGACGTGGTTGATCGCGTCCCACTGCAGCATCCGGGCGATGATCGTTCGCCCTTGCGTCCCGGTCAACTCGATCTGATCGAGTGCAACCTCGCGGTGGATGAACCCATCTTCCATGATGTCCTCCCGACGCTGCGGTGGCCCCTCTCGTGGCTTTTGCAACGAAAGTAGTGATGGTACGACTTGCTTACGTAATACGCTGTTGGCCCATGTCCGGCAGGGATCACCGCCGAGCAATGCCCACCGGACACGACCAGTCGAAGGATAGCCTGGCTCGCCTGGCATCCATCCGTCCATCTTGCGATCAACTTCGTGTCCAGCGAAATACTTCAACATCGCCAGCAGCGCCTTCTCCGTCTGCGGCTGGCGGGTGGACAGCGAACGAGCCTGAGCCATGAACCCGCGCGGTTGTGGGCGTTGTGCAGCCATCTGCAATCCCTTGCGCGCCTCGAGTACGACGCGCGGCGGCGGAATGTAGAGTGACTGCTTCATGCGATCGTGAAGTCCTCCGCTCCAACGGGCTTGGCCCCATCACCATTACCGTTGGTCGATGCCATCTGCAGTTCAGCTTCCTGCGGAATGCTGGACAACTGCTCCATCGCGCCTTCGGGAGCCGGCGGTGTACCGAAGGGCTCGTCCGCCCAGGACTCGTACAGCGGCATACCTTCCCAGCGGCGAATCTCATTCAGCGTGTAGATGCCGGCTTCTAAGCCGTCTGAGTACATCTTGATGCGAGTAGGAGCGTCGGAGCGCAGCACCGTCGAGGTGTCGAACCGTGTATACTGCGAGCCAGGCATCAGGTCGGTGAATGCCTGCTCGATGCGGCTCATCCACGGCTGAAGGCAGTAGAGCAACCGCTCACGAACCTTCGACTCCACGTTGGCGTAAGTCAGACCAGGACCGCCCATCGATGTGGACAAGTCCTCGGGAGACAGATTGAACATGAAGGCGATTTCCGCCACGGAGAACTTTCGTGACTCGAGATACTCAGCGTCAGCCATGCTGAGCCCGATCGGCTGCACCTCGACGATCTTGGGCACGACAGCCGGCACACGGTTGCCGGAGTGATGCCGGAGCATCCACCGCGTCTGCAGGTATTCGACCTCGGCCTCGGTGATTTCCGACTTGTTCACCGTGATGACTACCGGCGGCACGGCACCGGACGTGTAGGCGTTGGCGCCGAAATCCTGCAGCGCCTTGGTATCATGAATGTTCTTCCGATGCGCTTCTACCACGCCGATGCCGGTGAGCGAGCCTGGCAGCATGAAGCCACGAATATGAAGCATCTGCTCGTAGGAGTACGTCTTGCCTAGCGGGCTGACGTCGTAGTACGGCAGACCCTTGAAAACGTCGACGTAGACATCGTCAGGGTGAATCGGAATGAGCTGACGCGGCCTGCCGGTGGCTTCATCGTAGTCCGCCTTGATGGCGAACATGTCGCCGTGCAGGACCATGCTCATCACCGAGCAGAACACCCAGTCGAAGTACGTCAGAATCGGCCAAGGCCGCGTGATGATCTGCGGCTGAGACTCCAGCGGCTCGTTGATGGGTTCCTTTGAGAAACCCGTCAGGGGCATCTGCGCGATGAGGCCACCGATCATGTTCATGCAGCGCCAGGCAGCCGGGATGGCCATGACCTTGTCGTCGGCCGATGGGTAGTTCTGAACGCTGACGCCAGAACCGGGCGTCGCTGGGATCAGGTAGCCCGGTCCCCATTCCGGTCGAGGAACGGGAGTCGGAACAGGATCACGTGTCCCCCTCGGCATCGACCGTACCAGGCTGCGTAGGATCGCCATGTTCATCCTCATCTCGGAACAGGAAGCCGTACTCGATCAGCACGCCACCCAAGACCAACAGAACGCCAGCGGAGGCTATCCCTAGCCGATAGTCAACCAGACCGAGGGCTATCACGACCAGGGCCAGTCCTATGACTTCGAGCGTGGCCGCTAGTACATCCAAAGCTGTGGCTCCGCGTTGATCTTCGTCACCATGTCGTACCCGAAGATGGCTGCTACGGCGGAGTCGATCTTGCCGTGAGGGTTGGAGCGGTTCGCCGTCACGCGAATGCCCTTGGGGTCGTACTTGGGTACACAGTTCGCCAGATGTCGACGCATCGTCTTGTTGCGGTCATGCCGGATGCGATGCTCCATCACACCGTCAATGAACCGCTTGCAGGCATCCACCGCTCGCGGCACAGAGTTGGTCGGCACCTCGACCACCGGTAGGCCGTCCTCGAACCATGTCTGTAGGAGCTGGCCGAGGAAGAACGGGTCAGCACCGATTTCCCGCACCTTGTACAGCGAGGCGAGTTCACGCACGAGGTGGTCAATCTCCGCATAGGGCACGCGCCAGGCATCGTCGCCTACCGGCTTCTCCCACACCTTCAGCGTGTAGATTTGCGGCACCGGTTCGATGGTGATGCCGACGACGGCCACGCTGTCGTGTTTCCAGGCACCGTCGACGAAAAGGATCATCGGCGTAGCCGGCTGCAGCGGGTCTACGTCATCGAGCAAGTCCCACATGTGCATGTTCATCCAGCCGGCGGACTGCTGCAACCATGCACCGAGATGCAGACGGGCGAACTCGACACGGCTCAGAGCATGCGCCTGGCTCTGCAGGAACGAGTCCTGAATCCACCCGTACCGGTAGCCGATGTTGAACTCGCGCCAGACTTCACGATCGAACGGATCGAACTCATGGCTGACGGTCTTGCCTGGCCAGTACGTGTAGAGCGAGTCATCACCACGCTCGGCTCGTTCGACGAGGGCGCCCAGCGGCGAGTCCATGATGATCCCTGGCGTCGTGATGTAGATCGTCATGGACTCGGGCCGGGCCGCAGCACCAGACGCTAACGCTTCCGGAAGATCGGCATTCCGAAAGGCCCAGAACTCGTCGCAGACGCTGAGCATCGGGTTGTAACCGTGCGCCTGGTGAGCATCAGCACCGAGAACCATCAGATGCGAATGGTTCGGTGTTTCGATCTTGTTCTTGAACACCCACACCCGCTTGCGCAATGGCTTCGAGGCCAGCGCGAAGGCATCGACGTTCTTCTTCAGAATGCCGGCCTGCATGCGGCTGTTAGCGGTGAAGTACACCTCCGTGCCCATCTCGCGAGTGGTGAGCACGCCCAGGCCGATACCGGACACCGTCAGCGTCTTGGCCCACTTCCGATGAACCATGATGAGCGCTTCGCGATGCTTCCAGTAGCCGTCCTCGTTGAGGGCGAACATGCCGTTGAGCACGTCCTTCTGCTCATCCATGAGTGAGATGGCCTGCCCCGCCAGAGGACCACGCGGGTGGCGGCAGAACTTCTCGATGAACGAACTGAAGAACGGACCGTCACTCTGCACGATGCCGGCTCCGGTGCGGCCGGTTCGTGCGGTTCAGTTCGTGCAAGAAGGCGTCGAACTCATCCTCGTCGTCGCCCTCGAGCAGCGAGACGATCCGACGGATTTCCCGCGTCAAGCCGGCCAGCAGACGCTCCGCCTGAAGGCACGCGACGATCAGCGGGTGGGACTGCACGGAGCCACCAGCCATGGCGAACATGAGTCCGTCCTCGCTGATCTGCTCGTGCCACATGTTGATGTCACGTTCGAGCCGGCTGTACTGTTCGATGAGCGCATCAGCGGCGGTGTCCAATCCGCGATAACGCTCTGCGAGAACGTTCCCGATCATGCGATTAGGGTAGCGCTTTCAGGGCGAGTAAGCCAGGGTGCTAGTATCGAGTTGTCACGTGACGAAAGGAAATGCCCCATGGCAGCAACGAAGGAGTCCAAGGCAGTCCGCGATCGCCGGGCAGATACGGAGTGGATCAAGGACGCCGTGAAGGTGCAAGACGACGGTGCCGTCACCGTCGACTACTGCTCGATGGACGGACCGAAGGAACTGCCGGACGCGTATGCCGGCGGCTCGGCCAAGGTCGCGACGGCTCAGTCAGCGCCGAAGAGCGACACGCCCAAGTCCTCGTCCTGAGATGCGAAAGAGCCCCGGCCGCTGTGACCGGGGCTCTTTACGTTGAGGGGCCAGGGAATCAACGCGGACGGGCTGGCCTCCGCCTGGCGCTGACGAGATTCATTATGGCAGACCTCGTCCCGCCCTGTCCAGTGATTTCTTACTGCGGCTCGCCATACACCTGCTTGTACGACTCCGGGTGCATGGCTCCGATGACGAGCGCAACACAATCCTCGGCGCCGAGATGGATGGTGTCCACCGCGTCGAGGTCGTAGTACACCGTCTCATCGCCGCTGACGCCTTCAACGGCTATGCGAACCTTGCCGTTGTAGTCGCGCAAGGCTTCGGCGAGTTCAGCTACCGTCATGCGTCATCCGGATGCCGAGAGGGCGTGTTCACTGCGATGACAACGGCAAGTACACCGTTGACATCATCGCCGCTGGTAACGTCGAAGTCGTACTCATTGTCCCCGACTTCAACGACCACCTCCAGATGATCCCCGAACTCATCGAGAGCGTCGATCAGTTCTCTGACGTTCATCATGCTCCTTTCAGTTGGGCTCGTCTACGATCTGAAGTCCTGCGGCTCGCCCGCAGCGCAGATGACCATAAGCCTCGTACGTTGGATCGTTGGAGTCCAACATGAAGACGAGCGGCTCGGAACCATCGAGCGGTGCCCTGCACACACCGCAGTTCAAAGCGAACCGAAGATCGAGGTTCATGCTAACCTCGTTTCTCCGCGGTAGATGCGGGGTAGGGCGATGGGGTCGTCTGTCTCCCACAGCTGGGCGACATGCTTTTTGGCGATGTCCGACGTACCGGCCAGCGGACGAAAGCTGAGCACATACTCGACTTCCGTCTCGCTGACCAGCGTGGCGACCATCACCCGTGGCTTGTTCCAGACGCCTGGAATCACCGTGGTGATGATGCGAACCCTCATGCTGACGCAGGCACCTCCGTAAGCACCACGTGTTCACGCTCCACGTCCTCGGCTGGGATCAACCGGCGAATGATTCGCGTGATCTGCTCGTCGATCTGCTCGCAGACGATGAGGGCTTGCTGGCGCTCATCCTCTGTGAACTCACCGCTAGTGGCAAGCCCCTCGGCGTTCTGCAGATGAGTCTGCGCTCGACGTAGGGCCAAGGCCACCGTGTCGACGGCCGAGCCGTTCTCTACGAGCATCTCCATCCGCTTCTCATGCTCGAGTTGCTCTGCGGACTTCTCGATGGGTCGAGGGCCACCGCCTGGCTTCCCGTCGTTCCACAGTGGACCGCTGGGTGCCTTCGGCTCCGTCTCCTTGTACGCCTTCGCCATCTCGCGCATCTCGGCGTCCGTCGGCGTGCGCAGGTCTTTGCCCTCGACCTTCTTGGGACGGAAGGAACGCCAGTCATGTTCCTCCAGCGAGTCGAGCCACTCTCGGTGTGAGTGGAACCCTTCCGGCACGTAATCCTCACCGGGTTCAAGGTCGGCGGCATGGGGCACGATCCCGGCATCCGCTGCTCGCATCCATTGTGCGAACCACCTGCCGATGGTCGGCTGGCTCAACTTCGCCAGCGCGGCGAAGTCACGCAGGCTGACCTTGCCGATTTCACCTGGTGTCGGTGCTCGTCCTTCCCGCTTCTCGCAGTTACGCGCGATCAGGAAGGCGATGGCCCAATCACCTCCGTGTGCCACTCGGCCGACGATGTGCGCATCCTCGCGCACGCTGTCGGCGACGATTGCTTCTGTCATGTCTACGTTACCTCCTGAGTAACGACCAGTCCACCTGGCCTACCGCATACTACCACAGACGTTGAAGGCGGTGCTAGTCAACGGTCTACAAAGGTTCTTCACGATAGACGACGACGATGTCCTCGTCATCGAACTCGCTCTTGAACACGAGCGAGAGCCGATAGCGGACCGTCTTGATGGCGATCGGCTCATCAGGATCGAATGGTTTCATCGTGAGACGCGGCGCCTGCGGCCGGTCGAGGTAGCCCGGTATGGAACCAGGCGGAATAGCGACAACCATCACGAGTGCGCCCTCATTCGAGATGAGCCTCGCTTGAACATTCACGTATCCAGTCTAACACGCGTTCAATCTGCG